TCGGAAATGCGGCAATTTCGCCCCCCCGAGGTTCGCCCCCCTGCGGTCCGCCCCCCTGAGGTCCGCCCCCGCGAGGTACGCCCCCGTGAGGTCCGCCCCCGTGAGGTCCGCCCCCGCGAGGTCCGCCCCCCTGAGGTACGCCCCCCTGAGGTTCGCCCCCGCGAGGTCCGCCTTATTCGCCTCGCAAACCGCCCTCAGCGTTTCGCCCTCGCCGATCACGTCGCTGTTGATTCGTTTGAGTTCCATTTACGCGCCCTCCTGTGTGTTAGGCACCGGACGCCCGCCGCAGGGTGCGCACGCAGGAGGTTGCGTGGTTGTTTGCGACTGGGCGTCCGGCGTAACGCCAGGATCGCGAGGGGGAGACGCGATTTGTTCCCGGCGGTAGAGACTCAGTTTGCGTGCGAAGATGATCACCAGCGGATACCGCGCGACGTGGGCGCTTCCCACGCGAATGGCGGACACTCGTGCACGTCGCGGTGCGCCGAGTTCAATTCCACCGTTGCGGCCTGAACCTGTTCAATGGTTCCGGTTTCCTTGACAGCACACAATGCCTGTGTGGCCTTGTTGCGGCGAGCTACGGCCTTGCGATACCGGGCGTCTCTATCAGATTTCAGTTGCTTCCAGAATCGCGCGTAGGAGACTGCTCCGCTCCGATGAGATGCGCTTGCCCACGGGGTTCGTTTGCGGTCAAACATTTCAATCCTCCTTCGGTAGTAGTTTGGCAATTCCATTGCAGCACGCCCGCGACGATGTGCGGGCCTCTGCCTATTTTCCCTCTGACTCGATACATACCCTTGTCCCCTTTGAAAATGTAGATGGTGGCGACCGTACTAACCGCGCCGCTAACGGAGATGTCACCACTGGGATTGCGGCCTCCAGTGTCCGTCCATTAGGCAGTTCATGCGGGGTTCGGAAAGCGCCGCTACGCCGCCGCCACCAAGATTAACTGGTGCTCACGGGCCGGGTTTACACCGACACGGTAAGTAACGTCTTTTATGTGTTTCGACCTTTGTGAGAGCCACACGTCAGACTCTCTGAGCGTATTTCCGCCACGCCGCCGTGAGCAAACTCGATTAAACTATACCCGTCTCAATATCGCCATCGCGAGGCGCATGCATGGCAATTCCCGCTTGCGTTTGCGAAACGATAATCGAAGGAGCCCATCCCCTCTCTACAAATTGGCGGGCCGCTTCTGGCTCCCATCCGCCAGTACCTCGGCGCTGGTCCCAGTAATCGCCTTTTGCAGCAAGGTATTGCACAAGCTCTTCCTTGGTTTCATACGCAGGGGTTACTGGAGTGCCTTCTGAAACCGTCTCGAATACGGCGATCCATGTGGCGTCTTCGTCCGAATATGTGCGGTAATATTTACGGTTTGGCGGATCTCTGCTCCATTCCCAAAATTCATACACAGAACCATCTTCGGCTTTGTTGTTCAGATTCTCGCCTGCTTCCCATTCCGTAAACTCTCTTTTCCATTCTGCCGCTGCGTCTTCAAAGCGTCGGTCGAATTGCGGCTGATACCCCGGACGCCCGTCCGTCCTTTGCGGCGGTTCGTAATGAGGCGGAACCCGCCTAATCTCTCTGCCCATGTTTTTTCTCCTTTATGCCCGCGCCGCCGCCATGGGCGGATATTCGTTTACGGCGCGGGCCACCCAACCCCCGCTAGGGACGGGGAGAGTCAACTGTCTCGCGCTCTAGCACCGCTCGCAGCACGTCCTGCTCTGGCACGTCCAAGGCGTCAGCCAATCGCGGTATCTGACCTACGTCAGGCTTGAACCTGCCCGTGATCCAGTTCCGCACCGTGCCCTGGTGACATCCCACCTGAGCGGCTAGATACGCCTCACCAGCGTGCGCCGCGTCCATCCATGCTATCAGTTGTTCGCCGAATTTCATCTGCTTCCTTTCGCCTCCCGTAAACAACAATAGCATTAATCAACTGCCGTGTCAAGGGGTTTGTCAAGCACTGCAAAACAAAGTGGTTTGTTAAAAAGTAGCCCCCGGCGCTGCTGCGGAATGCGCCAGGGGCTCGTGGTACGCGGTGGGGAAGGCCGCGTCTAGGGACTGGGTTTGACGGTCACCGAATCGCCGTCGTGGCACACCTCGCATTCACCGTCTCGCGGGGTGAGGTTACGCACGTCGATATAGGCCGCTGCGATTGGCCCTGGTATATGGAGCTCGCGATGTGTCACGCATGCGGCTACGGCCTCGTACAGATGCTCTAGGGCGACCTCGCGCTGTGTCATGGCGTGGTACCTGCACTGGTCCCTCCCAACGAGTCAATGAGCGCGCCGAGTTTTTCCTCAATCTGCGTCATGCGGTCAGCGTCCGACTTCTGTGCAGTGCCTAACCGCTCGAAAAGCGTGTCGAGGCGGTCAACTAACGACGTGCGAATCGCCAAATCGTTTGCAGAGTCCGTCTGTGCCTGCGCTGCGTCGAGGGTGAGATTCTGCCCAATCAACGGCGCTGCAAGTTCCGCCACGACGCCTACTAGGCTCGTCAACCCCTGAATCATTTGCAGGTTTGCTTGCGTGCCAAGATCGAGGCTCTCCGCTTGCCTAAGCGTATCGCCCTTGCCGGATTGACCAATGTTGATCTTCCCGGTGTCGGCGGTCCATTCGTAGGACATGGCGTCCTGGCCTTCAAGTTGTACCCCCGCCGGCAATTCGACGTTGCGAATGTACTGGGTACCGTCCGCGTCAATGAACGTGGTTTCAGCACGGGTCTTTCCCCCAAACGCAGGCGTTGTTGCTACGCACCCGGTCAGCACGCAGAGCGCGAGAATCAGTACGATGTTCTTCATGTTATGCCTTCCTATTCTTGTACCAGTTGATCGCCGCCCTTACGCCAGCCGCCGCGAGTGCCGCAGCAGCAGCGACGATGGTTTCGTTCCATGACGAGTCCCATCCGGGAATAGCGTTCAGTGCCGCAATAGCGCCACCGCCGCCCGCCGCGCCACCAAGCGCCACCCAGAGCGCCTTCTGTATCGTTTTCGACAAGCTATACTGATTCATCACTCACGCTCCTTGGGGCGTTCCCCAGTTTTGTACTCGCGCATTTTGTCTTTCATTGAGTCCATTTTGCGCACATGTTTTCTCAGATTAACGCACCCCCAGTATCCACAATAGCGATACATGTACTTCTCGCGCAGTTTCTCAAACCTATTCATACCGGACGCCTCCCCCGTAATGCATCCTCACGTTCCAAATCCGCAGGCTGGACGTGGCACGGATCCCAACCAATCAGGTGCATATCGATCTTGAAATCGAATCGCTGCTCCTCGATTGCCTTGGCTATCAGTCGATTCACGTGCGCCGTGCATCCCCAATCGATGCCGGTAGAGCACTTCTCCTGCTTCGCACACCATGCAAGGGCCAACATGTATTGCAGTCCTGGATTGTTCGGTGCATTGTCATCCAGCACATCCACCGCGCATGAGTCGGGCTTGCCCTCTGGCGACGTGAGGTTATGGAATCCCTCTTTGACACGAGACGAGCCACGACGCACAGCCGCAAGTTGATCCGACTGCGAGCGATACGCTTCTTGGATGCGCGGGCGAAACCCGAGAGACTCCATGCGCCCGATGATCTTGGATGCGCGCACGGCGAACACTGGGTTACACTCGCGGAGCCGGGTTGCGTTGCGAGTGATGCGTGCTTCTTCCTTCATGGCCGCACCGCCTTGTCTATTGCCTCTTTGATGTACTTCACATCCACGCGGATCTCGGCAATGCTCACATTCTGCGCATTGTACGTGTTGCTCAGTTCGTCTACGTGCTTTTGAACAACAGCGATGTCAGCGTCGTGCTTCTCGCGCAACGCAGTCACCGCGCTCGATGGCCAACTCACGGCAATCATGATCGCTGCTGTCGCGATGGAACTGATTACTGCCGTCACGACTTTTCCCCATGCGCTCTCAATGAATGCCTTGGTCATTGCTATACCTTCCGCTCACTGCTTTGCGTTCTTCAACATGGTAGCAAGAACATCTTTCGGCTGATCTCTCAACCACATAATAGCCATGTCTCGCAAATCTGACACATAGGCGCGAGACACTTTAAGCTTTTCACGCTGAGACTCATTGAGATACTTGTACTCAAACTTAGCTTCATCCACATCGTTTAGCTTGGTTTCTATTGGGTCTAGTTTGCTAAGGTGATTGAGGAAGTCTTTGAGGGTATGAGTCTTTGCGTACTCTCTAACTGCATCATCAAACGCGCTGCGGTTCTCGTTCATAAGAGAGTCGCGAACCTTCTTGAACTTGGATATGCCGCCACGGAACTCCTGCGGTTTACCCAACTGAAGCAGGTACTTGTCTCTCAGGGAATACATCTCATACAAAGCGTTCTGTCTAGGGTCTGCCACGCCAAGGAACCGGGCCATGTAGTTTTTGCGTGCCGCTGAACCTTCCTGCAACACGGCACCTTTTGCTGCCCTGTACTCGTCGTCCATGCCGACAATGCCCGCCGCTATTTCATCCCTTGCCTTTGGACGCGGGTTGAACGGATCGGGGTAGTACGTCTGTCCAGCAACCACTTCAAACCCGCCACGGACATCAGGACGTATCCCTTGTAACCCCTTATTGAATATGCTAAACCCTACCTCTTTGCCAAAGTACTTATTGTCTATCTGCCCACCCTTCCACTCGCGCATGAGACTGATTGCTTCGCCAAGCCCAAACCATTCCATGAAGTCCCCGAATGCGCTGACGTTTCGGAGCAAGACTGTTTCGCCAGTACCCGTTTTCCCAAGGATTACATGTGGATTGGCCCTGTCATCATTGCTCAACCCATCCTCTTCATCGGGCCACTTCAGGTTGTTCCATAGTTGGAGCAGCCCGTACATAGCCGCTATCCTGGACAGATACAACGCCTTCAGGGCGCTTTCCTTGAGTACGATCTGTCCGGTAGTTTTGGCCGCACCAGCCACCCCCTTCTGAGTAAGGGCGTTCTTGATAAGGTTCGGGTAGCGAGTCATGTTGACTTCATTCCATCGCCAGAACGGAATGAGTTTCTTGCTCAACCAACTGCCCATTACCGTAACGTTGCCGTAGTCCCCAAGAAGGTTGCGGGCAAGGTGCGCCGCTGCCGCATCCTTTCCAAGGGTTCGCTCTATCTCGCGGACTGCTTCCCGGTTTGACGCACCAAAGTTTGTGAGTGTTCCTTTCCCTAACTGCTCACGGAAGTACAGGAAGGCAGATAGTCTAAGGGCATTTTCCCTGAACGTATTGAAATTGCGGGCCTTCTCAAACCACCAACCTACAGGGTTTACCAAGTCCTGTCCTTGAGACGCATAGAAGCGTTTGAACACCGAGATAGTCTTGGTATCGGGTATGTCCATAGAGGTTAGCCCGCCACCAATAACGCCGTACCGCATGGCAACCTGAACGGCTTTCGGCAATGCCAACTTGTTGTTATGAAGGTCAACGAGCATGTTGAACGCTTCTGGTGCCTTAGTAAACACGCCAGGAACATTGATAGCTGCGTCCACGTCACCAAACATGTTGCGCAGTGAGTAGCCCGCTATTCTCTTTGGGCTTATCAGGGTCCACACCTTCCACGCATTCATGGCATCATCAGCCACATCGCCAAGTTGCCCTTGGGCCTTTGGAGTCTCCATAGACTCAAGTTGGTTGACGATCTGGCGTGGCAGGATAAGTGCGGGTTCCCGTGCGGTAACAGCAAGCACATCGTGGAAGTCTGACTTGGACAAGTCGCCGTTTATCACCATGTCTTCAAGAGACTGCTGCTCAAGCATTGCCCGGAACTTCTCCGGGAGCGACATGGCTTTGTAGAAGATGTTCTTTGCATTGGGTGCCCACGGGGCATAGTCTGGATTCTCGCGTAGAACAACGGACAGGTCTACCTTGCGTGCTTTCGCCTCTGCCGCAAATTCAGCCCGCTTTCCAAACAACTTGTCCAAATTCTCAATGAACTTAGCCTTCTCAATTTCCGAGATAGCCTGAGTCATCCACGAGGTTTCAGCCTCGATATAGTCCGTGTTGATGTCGTACTCTTCCGGCAGAGTATCAACGCCTTCTTCTTGGAACCGCTTATGCTGGAAGGTGCGCCCCTTCTTCTTTGCGCCACCCGTGCCTATGTGGTCTGACTGGAGCTTGCTCAATACCTGCTGGTGCCAATAGGCGTCACGGTCAGCGTTCTTGATAAGTCCGTGCCGTTCAAGTTCGTCAAGTATCTCTTGCTTGGCAGTCTCGCGGTTGTCCAGCGCCTTCTGTACCTCTGGAATCTTGGTGACTTCTGATTCAAGATAGGTTAAGTAGTCATGTACATCCCGTTTAGGGTCTGTAATTCCGTTGCGCATGGGTTCTCCGCGTTTCAAGTTCTCTGCGTAATTGCGCCATAACAGGGTGCGCTCATAAAGGTCTATAGTTTCTTCGTTCAACGGGTCAATGATAGCCGCTACGGTTCTGTGCACCCTGTCTCCAACGATATTTGGGGCTTCCTTGAGCAATCGGAATAGCTCATGGGCAGGTGAGTTCTTGGTGGAGCGATCAATATGAACTTCCGAACGGGTGGCATACTTGATCGCAGTAGAAAACCAGTTATGAATGCGCCGCCGCCACGAGTCTTTATGTACGCCGTGGTTCTTAGTCTGCCCGGTTTCGGCTTTGGGATTGGGGTGCGGCCACCGGGACTGTTTGGTTGTTTTACCCCCCCGCACCTTAACCCGCCCCGGTAGCGCCAACCCTAGCCCGCCCTGCATCGTGCCCATGTCGTTATCATCGGCTTCCTTCATGATGTCAACGGTAGTCTTGGACTTCTTCCCCTTCTTCTGCGTGGGCGCTTGCTCTGTCTGAGCCCGCGCATCGTACCCTACTGTTGGCCCTTGCCCCAGTTCCGAAATTACAGCGTCAACAGCCGCAGTGCTTCGCCCTTCTTGAACCAATACGTCACGCTGTTTCTTGAGTACATCTACAGCCTTGTCTCCATACAGGTTCTTGGCCGTAGAAGCATCTTCACTAGGCTCTTTCTTGAAGGTGAATAACTCGTCTTGCTGAGAAGTTGGTACAGCCACTTTGGGCTTCTTGGCTTCCTGCGCCCGATACTCTTCTAAGGCATATTCGTATCCCGGTTCTCCCGACTTGATAGGCTTACTGGATTGGATGCTATCGAAGTTCTCAACACGTACAGGCTCCCCGTCCTGCAAGACAGTTCCGGCATCGTCCTTCTCGTTTACCCGCAACCATTCTCCGTTGTGGTACACGAGATCGCCAACGTCCATTTCGGTTTCGTTGACTTCTACCGCCCTGCCCTTATTGCGCACAAAATCTGATACCGGGGTTTCTTTTGCTTCCCCAATAGTCATCTTGGAAGAGCCACGGAAAAGATCACGGAGCAAGGAAGGATCGATACTTCCCTTTGGTACAAGCCCAAGCCGTTCCGCTTCTTGTAATGCCTGATCCCACGAATAGGCTCCGGCACCTTTCTTTCGGATAATACCGGGCGGGAACTTGCCGCCTAAGTCCTCTATAGTCAACCCTTCCGGTTGCCTTATGCCGCCCTTCTTCATGGCTGTACGCCACTCTCTCAGGGCCAAGTTACTTTCTTGTATACCCCCCGCCGTTCCTTGTGGGGCGGGCGGGGGTTCCACGGCAGGCGATTCGGCGGGGAACACCGTGCCTGCATCGGGTGGTTGCAAGTCGGGGTACTCGGCTAGAACTTCTGGTGGAACGAACTCACCTTTTTGTAGTGCCTCAGAAACAATCTCTCTATGCGACCTAAGAATCACCCCGGGATTTAACAACTCTGGATCTTGATTAACAATAGCAGCTAACTTAGGAAATTCAGCCGCAAGAATCTTATCCCCTTGAGCAATACGAGTCGCTAACTCATGCTTAAATTCCTGTCGATACTCAAGTCCCTCATACCCAAAAGACCTATCTATACCAAGTAGTCTTGATGCTTTGTGTGCATCTTCCAACGACAAATCATAATTGCGAAATTCATTCCAGTTTTTTTCTGCTTTAATAGCAATAGCATGGCGTAATTCATGGGTAAACATACCTGGTTTGGCTTTTGTCTGTCTCCATATTTTTTGCTCTTTTGGATAAAACTTACCACCATGTAGTATGTTTTCGTCTCGGAACTCTGCGGTTAATCCAAGTGTCTTTGCCCTCGACGAATCAAACTCATCTCGCGTCATCTCCCACGGTTGTTTGCCTAGCACTTCGGCATTTTGCCGCCCTTCATCTTCTTGCCCTTCTTGGACGCTTTCGCCACTAGGAATCACCTCCTTTGCCTTGTTCGCCTTCTTGCCCTTCTTGACGGACAGAGGAGGCGGCGCTACTTCTGGTGCAGGAGTCTCAACAACGGCTTGCTCCTGCTGCGCCTTACGAATGACGTTCATCATGTCGCGCTTACTGCCTGAGTGCTTTAGCTTCATCTTCTTGGCAATCAACTCAAGCTGCGGTATTGTCATCTGTTCAAGGGTAAGCGGTTCCTGAACATATCCTTGATAGGCCGCATTCCCGCCAATAGGCGCAGGGATAGCGGGCGGCGTAACTTCTGTAGGGATATTTGGCCTGCCCCTGTCCCCCATTTCTGGAGGCGGTACGGGTGATACTGGAACCGTAAATGCCCCGCCAAGCCCCGCCCCGCCCTGTCCACCAGTAGGGGGCAACCCTTCTCCAACGGCATACGCCTTAGTGCCTACAAGCTCTATCCTGTCCGCTGCCGCTGGTTGCCCTTGCAACGGCGGGACATAGGTGCTGCCCGCGAGTCTCGCAACAGTAGATGGAGTGTTAGGAAGGCGCGGGTTTATGTTTGCTCCGGGGACATCACGGACAAACGGAGTGTCTATTAGCGGGGCTTGCGAGGGCGGCTGATAGTTTCCAAAGTTTGCCGCGCTTTGAGATGGCTGGTATGCGCCTTCTACCGGCTCTCTTGGTAGTGCGATTCCTGCACCCTGAATGTCCAATGGTTCTGTCTGTTGAGCAACTGGAACCGGCATACCTTCTGGACGTTCAGGGCGTGCGGTGGTGGGCGGGACAGAGAACGTTTGCTGTGAAGCCATTAGGGCTTGCTCTCTTTGTGCCTGAGAGCCAAGACTGGGGGGCAACTCGTTCGGCTTGAGTCCAAGCGCATCCGCCATGTCCTTTCGGCTGGCGGACCTAGACTGGGCCAGTTTGGCTTGTACGTTTTGAGCGATGACACTTGGGGTTGCTGCGGCACCGCCCATCATGGCGCTTTGAACGGCAGTATCGAGCACGGTCCTGTATAGGCTATCTGCGGTGAGCGCATTGGGGTCTACGCCAGAGACCTTATCCGCAACAGCCTGTCCAAGGGATGTAAGCTCTTCCTCGGGTATTTCCTGCCCGATTACGCGGGCAATCGTCTTTGCGCCTTCTTTTGCCCCGCCCTTCAATCCCTTGCCAAGCAACTTGCCACCAAGCGCCGATTCAACACCGCCTAGTCCCTTGGCTTGGAATATCCCGGCGATTACAGTCTCAAGGGCCGTCTGCGTTGCTACGTAACCGGCCAATTTAGCGCCCGATAGCCCGGATTCTCGCCCCGCAGTAACCGCTTGGCTTCCAGCAATGGCTCCACCGGCAGCGATAGCTCCTACTGGACCGCCGACTATCCCCCCCATTGCCGACGGGATAAGGCTCCGAATTGCCCCGCGAGCACCACGAGATAGCAATCCTTGGTCTGGCTGGATCGCCTCTATCGCGTTTGCTCTACCCTGCGTGACATCAGGATTACCCTCGATAATGCCTGCCCTTTGGCCAAGCGCCATTACGTCTCCGCCTGCACCAGCGATAGCAGCAGAAATATTGCGAACGCCCCAATTGGGCATCGCCTGAGTTATGCGATCCTGTGGGGTTAGTTCCCCTTGGATCGGAGACTGGACAAGTTGTAGTGCCTCGTCCAACACATTCTTAGGCTTGGGCGTGTTTACAAGGGCTAGAGCTTCATCCAGTACGTTCATTGAGGTAGACCCAACTGCGCCAGAAGGTTCTTCAGTTCTTCCCTGAGCGCCTGTGCGTTTCCCATATCCCCGCTCGCATCTGCTTCCTTAATCCGGACAACGTAATCGGCAATCTGCGCCTGAGACTCCGGCGGCAACTGTTGCAGGATAGAGTCCGTGTCTACTGGAGACTGTTCCTCAAGCGCAAACCCATATGCCGACCCTGTTGATGCTTGGCCTGGAGGCTGGGCGGGTTCATTCAAGCCTATCGTCTGCTCAAGCATCTGCTTTTGGGCGGCAAGGCGGGCTTGATATGCTTCTGGTTCTTCCAAGTCCGTTGGCTCAATCTTTATAAGCTGTTCTGCAAGCCATTTGCGCTTCTCAAACTCAACGTCCTTGCTCTTATCAGGCTTTGCCATCTCAAACCTGATAGAACCGTCTGCCGGGTTCTTATACCAAATGGCCCCCTCAAACCCTGTGCGAGTGTCCGGCCACGACGACTCTTGCACTTCCTGCTCAAACGTCTTTTGTTGAGGCACCAGCTTTTCAAGGCCCTGATACTTCTGCTCCAACTGCTGCACAAACTGGGAGTACTCTTCCGGCGCAAGGTTCTGGCGGTACTGCTGCAACTGGGCCATTTCAGCATCTTTCTGCTGTTTGGTGGCATCGTCCAGTTTCCATTCGCCACCAAACTTGATCGCCTGCTCTTGCCGCCACTGCTCCTGTTGGGCCTCTTCCGCTTTCCGCTTCTGCTCGATAGTCTCAAGGTAGTAGTCTCGGGTAGACTGTCTGAGTTTGGCTTCGTCCATTCGCCCTATCTGGTCGCTGTAGAGTCGCTGCGAATCGATGCGGTACGACTGCTCTTGAGCCTGACCTAACCGGCCCTGCTCCATCTCAAACTGTTGCTGTTGCTGTTCCCGAGCCGCCTCGTTTTCCCGTTCTCTTTGTGCAAGTTCTTCGGCCCGCTGTTGCCTCTGCATATCGGCTTGGTTGTACTGGTCGTACCGGGCAATGTCGGCAGAACGCAGCCTATCCATGCGCTCCTGGGCCGCCGCACGCAACATATCCCTGCGTTGCTGCTCCCGGATATCGCCCGCACCAACCCCGGTTTCATACGAAACCTGACCCAGTAGCTCTATGTCCGGGTTGTAATTGACTGTGATCGGCATGGTGTATTCCTATCCGCCGTACTGTCCGTACTGCTGCAAAGCCTGCATCATCTGGTTGATGTCCGGGGGTGCGTCAGTCCGGCGCTCCATGAATCCTAGTTTGGCAAGCAACATCTGGTCTTCGCGAGACAACTGCTGCATGAAGTTCTGGAAGTCCTGTTGCTTCTGAGCCATCTGAAACTCGCGGTCACTATTGAAGTCTTGCCGGTTCAGTTGGTGCGACTGCAACCCGTATTGCCGATCAGACTCCAACTGGTTCTGTCCAAACGAACGGTCTGCCTCGAAGTTACTGCGCCCAAAGTTGCGATCGTCCTCATACGCGCCCCGGCTGAATTGCCTGTCGCTCTGGAACTGGCCTTCCCCAAAGCCCCGGTCATCGGTGTAGTTACCGTAGCTGTCCCGGATGCCGGACTGGCCCAAACCAAGCCGATCAGACTCGTTTCCGCTCCTATATCCGAGAGTATCTGCGCTGGACCTCTCAGCCAATCCCGTTTTCATGGATTGCAGGTTCTCGTTGATTCGGGCACGCTCCGCATTCGACTCGCGGGCACCAGCCATCTGCATAGAACCCTGAACGGTGCTGTTGGATAGTCCAGAGTTGACCATGTTCTGCTGAATGCTGGACTGGAGATTGTTTGCGCTTTGAGATTGGTCGGCAAGCTGCTGCTTTCCGTAGCCTTCCAACTGCTTGTTGAGTGCCTTCTGTCGAGTCTCGTAGGCTTTCTGGAGCGCATCGCTACGGTCTCCATAGGTGTCAGAAAGTTCGTTTCTCTGCTTGTCGTAGTACTCACGCGACTTGTAGCCAAGCCCAGTATCTGATTTCGTAGCGCCAGACGTTGAAGGCGCGCCGCGTTGGTTTAAGCCAATACCTGTCGCTCTGCTTCGCGCCCCCCCCGTAGGAGATGATACAATACCTGTACCGCCTGGGCGCTGAAACACGTTGTTCCCGGTAGGGCGCTGAGGAATTGTGGACGTAGGAATGCTGGAGGATAACCCTCCCTCATGTCCAGTTAAAAACCCGCCCGTAGGCCCCATTGGCGCACCCGGCTGAACTCCTGGCGCTGGCTTTGGCCCCATGGGCGTCACGCGGGCCGCAGGGTTCTGCCCTACCGGAACCACAGCTTCCCCTTGGTGGACCTGTGCAACCCCTGTCTTAGGTACAAACGGGGTGCCTACCGCGTAGCTTGGCGTTTCCCTGACTGGCATCTGATACGGAGCCTGTGGCGTGTAAACTGGGGCAGCCGAGCGTTGCATGGGCGACACCGGGGAAGGAGGTACAGCCCCTTGTGAAGATTGGGAAGCAACGCCCGGTTGCCCAAGGAATTGACCCGAACCATACTGACGGGGATACAATCCGGTAGCGTCCATGCTGCCAAATTGCCCGCCGGTTTGCGTGGCACGAATTTCCATAGCCTGCATCAGTTGTTTCCACTTCATGTAAGGCAACGTGCTTCCGCTGCGCTGCCAATCATCGTAAGTGCCAACTGGAGTCATCAGCCTACCGCCACCACCACCAGAACGACCCCTACCGCCCCCGCCGCCAAGGGCCGCATTGTATTGGCCTAGAATGTCTTGGTATCTGGACTCATTGGCCTGATTAGCTGCACCTGCCGCGCTTGCGTAAGAGCCTGCCAGCTTGCGCACGGTGCTCTTGCCGCCAGTGCTGCTTTCGCCGCCTCGCCCACGGGAGCTACCGCCCCCTCCGCCGCCACGGGCCGCTTTGGACTTGGCATCTGTGCTGGCTTTCATGTCCCGAATCTTCTGCTGTGTACGCCCTACGTCTTCGTTGTACAGGTGGCTGCTGGTTGTGCTCATGTCGAACTTGCTTCGCTGCTTTGGATCATCCTGAGTGCGGTAACGATAGGTGCTCACGTCTTTCCCTCCCTTCGAGGATGTCATGCCATAAGAAGCGCCGTAGCTGCGTCCTTTGTTCGTGCTACCGGCCCCCCTCCGGCCTTGGTACTTTGCGCCCGTAGTGCCTCGTCCGCCTTGGTTGTAGGCTTGGCGCATCTGTTCTTGTCGAGGAATTTGGGTACGGATCGGACGCGGAGCATACGATGGTTGCCCAAGCGCCTGGGCGTATACGTCGTATCCATAGTTCTGCCAGTCATTCATAATCAACTCGCTTCCAGTTGTGTAATGCAGGCGTCGATTTCGCCTATATCAATATCATACGCGAAGTCGCCTGACATTTCAGATGAATTCCGTGTCCAATCGTATCTTACACCACCAGTTGCCCCGTATGCCGTCCTGTCTCCCATCGCCACGCGATACAGGTTGTCCGCACTGCCAGAGGTCCAGTTGTAAGCGTTGGCTGTAGCCGGGTTCGTGTAGAACGGGGCAAGCGCCTCGATAGCCGTCCGCATATCTGTGATATGGTTCAACACCAAGTCGGCTTCGTTTGCGTACAGGGCGTTGTAGCTTGGCACAGACACCCCGCCGTCTGGAGTTCCAAGGGATGTCTTAACGGACTCCGTGTAGCTGTAGAAAGTGGTTTGCGGAACACCGCCACCATACGTGAAAACAAGAACCTTCCTACGCTGTGTGTCAAGCACGTAAACCTTCCCGCCATAGGCGGAAACATAGATTGCCGTTCCAATGGTTCCAGAACTACCGCCCGACGTTCCAAATTCTCTAATAAATGTACCAGAAGTAGAGAATATCAATATCTTGTCTCTTATTGAGTCTGTGACAAAAACAGAATTGCCGTATACAGAGACTCCCCTCGGCGTCTGGAACTCTCCAGAGCCACTACCACTAGTTCCAAACGAATCAATCAACGTACCCGTCGTATTGAAAATGTTGACTGTATCACTTGATGTGTCTACGGAAAACAGATTTGTGCCAAATGAACCAGAACGGGAAGCGGTATTCCATGTTCTCAATAATGTGCCGGATGTTGATTGTACATCTATTCTCGAAACAAATGCTTTGTAGGAAGTATATATCTCTCCACCATAAACCACACAGTAAAGTGGTTCTCCAGCAGTTGCTCTTGATATAAAGGACAAAAGCGTTCCAGATAAGTCAAAAACATTAACGCCAACAGCACCAATGTTTTTGGGGATGTATAAATATCCTCCATTTATATCAAAGTCTACAATAGCCTCTGTTCCGGGTCCGGTATCGGTTGTGTCAAATTCGGAGAGATAATTGCCCGCCATGTCAAATGACATAAACTTTTGTCGGCCAGTGTCGTTTATATAGATGTTTCCATTGTAGACGCATAAACCTCTAGGACTGAGAAATTGGCCCGTAGAAGACCCGGTTGTACCAAACTCAAAATCAAACGTCTCTGTCCCGCCCGCAGACACACCAGCCTCCAAGGCATTGATGCGCCGCATCAGGCTCGTAACCTGATACGAGGTCGCTTCTGTATTTGAGTAGGCGTTAGGCACCGCCGTACTCCTTCCATCTAAAATGAATCTGAGTTGTCCCCTCTACAATGTTTGTAATGTCCGTATTGATGTTCGTGACGATCTGCTGGTTGCTCAGGTCAAGGCGGTACAGTGCCCGCCTCAGTTCCGTGCCCCCCTTCGCGTTGATACTCTTCCACGAATACGAGGCAATGTCGCGGTTAAGCCCGTCAATGCTTCCATCGTCCGGGTCGGTTGTAATCAGGCTGTGCGAGCCGGTACCGCTTGCCGTCGCAACTGGGGTGGTTAGCGCGCCTATGTTCTGGTTTGTTACAGCACCTTCACCCGCCACTTCCGGGAGAGGAATAACAACATCCGACTTGTCGTAAATACCCCACACCCTGGGCAACGGAGTAGTGAGTGCGCCCGTAGCCGTATAGGTGGTCGCCGCAAGTCCCGTGGCCGTTACGGCTGGGATTGATGGTGTGCCCGACCCGGTATAGATTACAGCGCCTACGCCGGATACAATTGCTTGCGGTGATGTTGGCGCACCTATCCCCGCGTTGGCTTCATAGCCGCTTACGGTTGTTACCGGAGTGGTCAGCGCACCCGTACCAACGTAACTGACAACCCCCGCACCGGACGCAGTAGCCGCGCCAACAGTGAGTGCCCCTGTGCCTACGTTTTCTCCACTACTTGCAGATGTGAGCGTGATGCGCGGATAGTATGTAGCGTCTGACCTTGGATAAAATGCGCGGTATGTATCCGTATGGGCTTCGTCACCAAGGGTGAATTCTGTTCTTACAGTATCCGAAGTTACACTTATACCATCCATCTTCAACATAACAGTAACTGGAGATGGACTTGGATCGGCAGTGTATGCTTGCGACAACCCCTTACCCGCGTTGCCAAATATGTCGAATGTGAATTCGGTACCCGATATTTCGCTGATAGATGTTGTTGCCAGCAAATCATCTACTGCATTAAACTCGGCCTCTACAGAAGCAAGTGTTGCAAGATTGCTTGATTCATCCCATGCTGTGCTGCACACTTTTGCGTAAGCAGAGCAATTTACTGTACTTCCTTGGCCAAATCCAGAGGCTAGTCTTACTTTAAGAACGGCTTCGGTAAGAGTGCTTCCGGTAAGGTCTGGAAGTGTGATTTTTGCAAATGCGGTTTCAAACGCAACCTTATTCGCGGCATTATAATCATCTTCCCCAATGCTTCTGTTTGCGGTGCACGCCGCTTGGTTGGTTGTCTGGCTACTTGGGGTTGTCGATGAGCCTGTTCCGGACGCTGTTGTTGCCGCCGTGCTTGGAGTGCCTGACCCTGTGTAGGTGACTGCGCCGGACCCGGAGGCCGTTACTGCTGGTGTTGACGGGGCACCGCTTCCAGGGTAGGTTACGCTACCGCTACCGGAACAAAGTGCCGCCACAATACTGAGCGCGCCCGCCGCAATGTAAGAGACTACGCCCGCGCCGCTGGCCGTGGTTACAAGGCTGGTCAGTGCACCGGTGCCTGTGTTAGTTTCGCCCCCTGGACTCTCTGGCGTCCCCGGCGTGATTGTGGCAATTCCGTTAATTGCCGCGTACTCGGCCGCCAACCATTCAGCCGCGCGCGCGCTGGCGGAGGCGCGGACCTCATCAATCTTGCCGTTGAAGGGGAGTAGCGACCCGCTCCGGAGCACTGCTCCAACGCAAAACCGATCCACCGTGGCCCAATTATGGGTAGCGGTATTCGCGGTGCCAGCGACACCATCCACATGCGCTGTCCTGCTGGTGGCGCTCGGGAAGGTACCAGCCGTGTGGCACCACGCGGCCGTGGTGAAACCCACCTTCGAAGCCACATCGTTGGACGTGGTATCACCCGATTCCGCCTGGACCGGGTCATTAGTGACGTCTCCGCGTGCTAGCACCCGCTGAAAATAATTCACGGCCTGTGCGCTGTTGGTTAATGAAACGATGCCCATTGCGGCATTGTTTACGTCAGCGTACATCCACGCGGACAGCGTTAGGGGGTAGTCCGATGCCGGGAGCGTCGTTGAATAGAGGTAGTCCGCACTGCCATCCAACTCCACGCACTTGCTGCCAGCAAACGCCCCCGCAGCCGCTGTCATCGCGGTGCTCACCCCGGTCATGTGGTTGGCATTGGCCGTCGCGTCTTTGTATCCACCCGCGTCCGTGTTTTCCGTCTCGCTGAGATGGTAGACGCCCTTGTAATTCGCATCCCAAACCCCCTCGCTGCCCTCGTCGGCATCATTAGCGGCAACAGCCGTGGCGTCCGGATCGTTCCACCAGCAATAGACCGTGGTGTCCACCGTGTGCGAGAAACTGGGTATCCGCACCCAAATCTCCGCGTAGCCATTCGCAGGATCGTTATCTATGCCAAACCGCTCAACCTCTACATTCAGCGGAGTGTCGCCTACATCGTCGCTTGAGAAGCGGATATCGCTACCGTCTGACTTGGCTGGATAGGTTCCGTCCGCGTCAAACATCTCGTTAGCAGCAACGGGCAAATTCGCAGCAGTAAAGCACACAGGGAAATTCGCGTGCGTAGCACCCGACGCAAGCGCGTATGGAATTACGATAGCGCAGGTCCGTCCATGTGTTGCTGCGTAGCCCACTAATTACACCGCGTCTATGGCCGTTAGAGTTGCCTGAGCTACGGTGGACAACGCCTGGAACTCGGTAACCAGCACATTGAACTCCGCTTTGAGTTGCATATACGGGTCCGTGTCCGGGAAGCTGCCGATCTCGGCAACGAGCGTTGCGTACTGAGTCGGAAATCCGTTCAGCACGGCAACTGCATCGGCGTAGTTCTTGCGCCCCTGTGCGCAGCGGCTTCGCTCTTGGGCAATTCTGGTGCTGATGTCTGCTACCTGGTTCTTTGCTTCTGAGTAGTCCATCACTTATTCTCCGGTTGAATCCTTACCGTATCCTTTTCCCACGGCTGGATCACATAGCCCTCGCCGTGTACCTGCGGATCGGGTAACGGCGGCAACTGTATCTGTATTTTAGGTTCCATGATTTAGCTCGCAGGAACAGTAACAGTCAGAGACGATACGGCTACCGTGGCGCCAGCACCAATTACAGTTCCACCAGCCAAAGTGATGTCTCCACCACCACCAGAAGCCGTGACGGAGCAGGTCAACACCGCAGCCGCATCGCTGTCTTTGAACACAGCTTTTGTGGTGGTTCCACCAGTTGCGCTCGTGTCGCTGGTAATTGCGGATGCGGTAGCTACGCCGGTAGCGGAGTTTCCAAACGCCGGGTCAGTAAACGTTAGCGTTGCAACCTCTGTTCCTCCGCTGGTCTGAAACTCCAACGTGCCAGCCGCCGCGCCAGCATCTACCAAATCAACAATCCCATTACACGCCGCGTTGCGTGCAGACGTTTCCAATGTAACAGCCATGATCCGTGTCTCCTATAGCCTTTGCTTGCCCCAACTCTCTAATGTGATGGTTAGTTGTTCAACCGCCCAAGGCAGGTTGTCTGTTCCTTGGTATATCTTGATAGCCGCTGCGCCACCACGGGCGCGAGGGCGGATTGTCTTGTTCAGTCCATGTCCGCTTGCTGTCCCACTGTCCAGCGTGCCTGTCCGTGCGCTGGTAGGACTCAGCGCCACTTGCTGTGCAGTTTCTCCTGTCTGGACAATGTACGCGGCATCGTTTAGGGTGCTGTCGAGCGCACACGCCATTTCCAAAACCATTCCGTCTGAATAGTTGCTACCGCCAGTGCGGAACGGACCAAACACACAATGCGAGGATATCGCCGTGCCGTCATCGCTGGTGTATATGTTGTCATGTCTGCGGATATATCCATCCCGACATCCGACAAGAACGCCTCGAACAAAAGGAGTAGCAACGAAATGGAGCGCCATTGGTTCTTGTGTATACGGATACTGGACAGGCCAGAAAGACTTGTTCTCCCAGTCCAACCAGTAGTGCATGGCTTGACCCGACTTCGTGCTGGTCAACATGATGTGGACACCGCGAAACTCAACGTCATACGCCATGGTGACGTGAACATTGGTGGTGTCTACGTTTAACAGTTCGTCCGGTATGAGTTCTCGGCTAATGCTTTGAGGATAACTTACTGCCCCGCCCGCGCTACTGGACAGCATATAAACGCCGTCCTTGCTCAGGAATACCATGTCTCCCGTGGGCGTGGTGCAATGAGCAAACCCACTTACAATCCCAACGTTACGGCTGAGACTGTCTAGCTGCCCACCATAGGCCGGATCGCCCCTGAGAACCCACAGGCTGTCCGTACATCCAAAGACGAGGTAGTCATCCGAGAATGGGACAAGGCAAGTAATCTCTTCGCCTATTGCGCCTGCATCCGCATTTGCGGAACTGATAGCACTTCCAGTGTCCCCTGCGCTCAATTGTCCGTAGTCCCAATCGAGTGGATTTCCCAATCGAGACATGTACCACAATTGAGGATTAGCGATGTCTCCAGCCAAGACCATCCTGTCCCTGTATCGGCATACCAGCTTACACCGGGTAGGCACCGTACCAGTGGTCGCCGTCCACGTGCTTACGGTGCCCGCCGCAGGATCGTATATCTTAGGAACCAATGCTGCATCAGTAACGCTGTAATTCGCAATGTAGAGTTTCTGTGTGCGCTCCGCAGCCATAAGGGGGTAGGTAGCGTCTAGTGCATTTGATGCACCAACCGCAGTCATTACCTGACTATCTTCTTTGTACAACTGGCCGTTGGAAGACGCCACAACAATGGTTCTTCGTGTGGTAGTAGTCTCTTCCGTGCGAATACGGAACATGTTAATACAAGACTCATAATCGTCCGTATCTCCAAGGCCAAATCCTACGCGAGTCTGTCCCGTATGAGAGTCAACGGCAGTTGCTCCCAGAAGGGCTATTTCGCCCCACGTAACCGTTACGTTGTCCCCGTCTATCTTGACGGTTAGCGTTCTGGCCTTATTGTTGACGGTTGCCGTGCTGAATGTTCCTACGGAAACCCCGTTTGAACTGAGACTTCCGGAGTACGTGAGCGTTGCCGAAGTAACATACGTGAGCGTCAGCCTAACCACTATCCCGCTTGTAGTCGCGTTTGGAGTAACGTCATTCATTCGGGCGTAAATGCGAATTTTGTTTGTCTGTCCTGATGCCATGTTCGGCCAAACGCTAGTCTCGACGTAATACGGGTTAGTCGCATCTACCGCATAGGCGTCTCTAACGGCGCCAGACGGAAAACCGTGAGCGAACACAAATTTGTTTTGAACATACGGAAGCGCCGTATCAAGAAATGTTGGCACTTCCCATACTTGACTGGAAAGAATGGATAGAGAATTGTCTGCGGTTTGGAAAGTTTCTGTCCACGTCCCCTCCCCCGCGCCGACGATAGACACCGAAGACAAAAGCCGAATAGGGTTCCCGCTCCCAAGCTGTTCTTGGTATGCCTTGCCTGTACCCGGTCTAGTACCAATACGGTTTCTGCGTGAGCCTACGTCGTTAGGCCGAACATTGAGAGCACTCGGGGTCGTATACGGCTCCTGATTCTGGAACGCTGCTCTCTTATTGACCCCTGCCAACGGAGGACTTAGCTCTACAACCCTGACCTTGCCCACGCATCATTTTCCTATCGCTGCCTGTAGTTGTTCGTCCCATAACGGACGGGTGCGCTCGTCCTTCTTCCACTCGCCCCAAATGCCAGAGTTTTGGAACCCGTAGTTACCAATGTGCGTTACCGCAGGTTTCCGAGTAGCCACGGCTCTCATGCCCAACTCTTGTACCTTGCGAGAAAAGAAGAAGTCTTCCGGTTCAAAGTGGTTCTCAAACTTCCCATTGTTCTCGTATATCATGTCCCGCATCTCGAAATGAGCAACCAGCTTTCCATCTGGCTCTTTCGTCTTCCATCTCGGATCGCGCAGGTCTGCCAGCCAACACCCAGTATTCAGGACAAGTTTACCGCCAGGATACCCGCAACCTTCTGCGTCAAAGGTACTGGGCATGGACATCAGTTCAGACATTGTGAACCGGCGCTTGGGCGTCCAATGGTGCTGATCGTAGACAATCCCCGTAGAGGTCACGCCCGCATTGTCCTTGATGGGCACGATGGTGGAAACCAGTTGTGCTTTCTCTTTCTCCATCTCGCGCATGAGCACGTCTAGCCACCACTCCATAGGGATAATGTCTGCGTGGAGCATGGCAAAATGCGTGATACCGGGCATGTTAAGGGCGGCACACCAGAGAAAGTTGAAGTTGGAGCAAAGGGCGCTTGCACCATGTTCCTTGATCGCAACAAACCCCTTCCCTGTGTACTGTCTGGTACATGCCATGATGATAGACGTGGCGAGTACGGTGCCATCATAATGCGGAATTGCCAGAAAGATATTGTGCTCTTCTAAAGAAGGCTTAGGCAGTCCGAAGCATTTCAGCCCGTGCGCCCATCCCCCATCGCCGTAAAGGGCAATCCCCTTATCTTCCGCAAACCGGGTAACGGCACGATTGACGTATGTTTCATCAAAGTCGTGTCCTGCCAACAGGCCTCCCGGCTTAATCTTAGGCCACCAAGATTGAAGGTCAGCATGCACCTTCTCTTCCCGATGGTCCCCGTCAATGAACGCGAAGTCTACAGACTCGTTCTCAAACCGCAACCCGACTTCCGTAGAGTCTCCTTCTACAACCGTAATCAGATCGCGGACACCACACTTGTGCATGTTGTCCAAGAAGACCTCTTTGGTGTTTGGCTTGGCGTAGGCTCCCGTATCGGGTGGTCCATTCTCGGGACAAAGGTCCGTGTTGTTCCACGAATCAACCACATAGAAGTTGATACGCTTCCCGCTGTCACGAATAGCCTGAGCCATGAACGCCGTAGACCGGCCTAGCCAAGCGCCTACTTCAACAAACGTGGCTCCATCCTTGGCCCTCCGTACCTCTTCCCGGTACAAATGCCCAAAGTCAAACCACCCGTCAATGTCTTCCCAAGTCATTCTTCCCCTCCATGACTGGTTACGATGGGAGCAACGGAAGCGTGTACCACAAGGTAGAGTTGTATCCGATGAAAATGGCCGCTGTAGTAGCAGCTAATTCAATCGCGTTGTTTGCGCCAAGGGCGTTGATAGCACTGCCTACCTGCGGATAAACCAGCGCACCGTTAGCAGAACTGTTCTTGACAATAGTGACTTTTCCCGCCGCCACAACCGGCAGGATAGACCCGACCACGTTGTTTCCAGCAGCCACGACTGTGAACGGTTTCGTGATAGCCGTCGCGTTGGCGATGTTGTTCCCGGCGCTGTTAACCAGCCCGGTATCAAGCGTGAGAGTGTCGAGCGTGGCCGCGCCGTCTATGTTGCCCGTGACATTTCCTGTGATATCGCCTGTGACAGTTGCAGTGACACCGCCAGAAGCGGTCACTGCCCCATCCTTTAGCAATACGCTATCAATGGTTACGCCGGTTGCGGACGTGCTCTCGGCAATAACGTCTGCCTTGATTCCCTGTGTGCCATAATCTTCTGCGGCCCCAATCGCAATGTTTTTGTCAATATCGGATTGCCGTCTATGCTGAGTCATGTCTTTCTCCTAAGCAGGTTCAACCAAGAGCCACGAGACGCTAGACGTGTCGGTAGCACTGGATGAAGTAATCGTGAAACTCGTTGCCGCAGTACGGGCCGAAACTCGCAACCAACCGGGGGCGCCACCGTCCGTATTGCTTGTCAGGAATATTCGGCTATTCGCGGTGACCTTCGTTGTCGATACTGTCACTGTCCCACCAACTAACGTTGCCGTTCCCATGCACTTGTTCGTGCCTTCGGAAACGTTCAGGTCGGCAATGGTAAGATCGGTCGCGACAACAAAACTCTCTACAGTATTTGAACCGGGATAAATCCCGTTGTAAGTGATATTGCCATCCACCCAAAATCTACGCAGGATGCTTGGCATATCAGTCCCTTCCGTAACCTAGAAGCGCCCACGAATCGTCCGTGTTGCGCCCAAGGGTTTCAGGGGCATTTGCCCGTTGGTCACGATCCATACTGGCTTTCAACAGCCGTTTGAACCGAGATGCGTGCGGGCCTTCCACATCGTTCTCCAGTAACTCAGCAGCAGCCAAACACGCTTCCTTGATAGTCTCGGAGTGGCTTGGCTGCCCTAACGGATACAGGGCCGTTCCGTCCGCTTTCAACGCCTGAGCGTCGTACTGGTAATACAGGGACTCTGCAATGCTCGGGGTAGGCCATAGAAGGGCTTCCCACGTCTGCACTGCGGTCCCCGTGGAACTCTTGGAACGAATCGCCGCGAACAACGGAATGCCTGTACCGGAGCTTTGTTGCTGGAGCGAAAGAATGTCGCCTTCCGAAATGATTTCGACCGGCACCCTGCCTTTTGTGGCAGCCCAGTTCAGAGGGCCGTTGATGGCCTCGAAGTCGGATGCAAGGTCATAGTCATAGTCGGACGCAACGGTTGTGATGGTTCCCAACTTACTCAGGAAACTCCATCCTGTGAATTGAAACTGGTTGACTTGTTCAGGGTAGTAGAAAGAACGCAGGCCCGCTTCAACCGCAGCGGTAGCCCGTGCGGTCTGTTCGGAGTCATAGACAGCGGTATCGCGTCCGAACCCGAGATAGTACCCGGTTTCAGATAGCAGGTTGGTGAACGTCAGTATTAAACTCGCCATCCGTAACTACCGCCTTTGGCTTGCGCCATCCAGGTTTCCTGCCACGTTTCCCCTTGACCTTTCGCGGTGCTCGGGGCGCTTTCGCTACTGCCGATACCTTGTCTCCGTTGCCTGTCAACTCTTCGATCTCTTTCCGGGTTTCGCTCTTCAGTTCAGACTTGGCTGGACGCGGATCGTACCCGGTCGAGAACAGAGCAAACATGACTTCGTAATCGTTGATAGGCGTGCCCATCATCATTCGGTCATGCAGAAACTCAAGACGTTCAATTTCGTCTTGAATCTCTTCGGTGAGTTCGGTTTCAACGTCGGTCATGCACCGGCGCAGCGTATCAAACGTGTTCTCTCTCATACATTCCCCTGTTACGATGGATACGTGATGGTTGCGTTAAACTCCACTGAAGTGATTACGTTGGTGTTGGCGCTTGCCTCAAACTTCACGGAATCCAACCCGTTCACCTGATAGATAAACAGGCTCGCTGCCCCGTCTGTAGTAGCGGCAACATCTCCAGAAGTAATGGGCATTGCGCCAGTAGCCGTGTTCCATGCTGCCGACTTGATTGACACATAAGTTCCACCAGGATAGGCTTTCCCATACATGATGAAAGCGTCAATAGCAGCGCCGGTAGGCGTTACTTCAACAGCAATCCAATCGGCTTCACCGCCAAGCGTAACCTCTCCAACAAGAACATTTGACGCAACCGGAATCGCCTGAGTCGTCTTTGTGTAGAACTCTGTTCGCATTGCGATGTCCTATTGGGGAGAGGCTTTCGCCCCTCCCCAAAGTATTTGGTTACGCTTCAGTTGGTCCGCTGCTTTGGGCGCGCCACGAAACACCATCAAAGGAAAACGTGGTTATGTCGTTGTCGCCATCAAACTCGCAGGTAGACAGTGCGCTGTTATCGGCAGACTTCAACCCGTGCGGCACCGACAACAGATAGTCTCCGGTTGTCAAGGCTCCATGAAGCTGGAACCCCTTGCGATCTCCGATGTACTTGCCATCGGCAAGCGTGTCGGTTGTATCGGCAGTCAGAGTCATTCCACCACAAAGGTGCGTGATACCGCCCAACATATGAGCCGTTGAGTTGGCTACACCTTGCAACAGCGAAATCCACTCCGTCAAACCGCTTTCGTCTCCGTCACACAGACGGGCGAGAACGACCGGAGGCGCGGAAGCACTCTGTGTGTAGTAACAGATAATGCTTGCCGCAGAACCAATCTCGTCAGTAAGCACCACCACGTTTGCACTGGTAACACTGGCAACCGTAGTGGCAGTGCGAGTAATGACCACCGCACCAGAGGCCGTTGTGCCGCCACCCAACACGTACACCGTATCGCCAGCCGTAGAAGCCGTGCCAACGCCAGTGTCCGTGAGAGTAACACCGTCAGCCGCAATCGAACCCGTACCGTCGCGTCCATCGAAGATGACGCCATCGGTAATAGTTTCCAGGGCAAGCGCAGTGCCACGCCCCATGAAACCAGCAGTCGTAAATACGCCCGCATCCGCAAGGCCAGCGGAGCAGGTGAGGTACGTGGCGTTCACGGTGGTGTCGATACCTGCCGCAATCATGCACACGCTACCGGGCAGGTAGATGTCGATGTACTGACCGCCCGTAACGGCGTTGTACGCCTTGACGGTCACACCGGCAAACGCCCGGTTGTTGCCTCTGTTGGGCAGTTCAACTCGGGACCAGCGGCCCTGATCGGAATCAGCAGCCGTACCATAGTCCGAGTTGTAGCAGACTCCCTGCCCTCTACGCAGGGCCGTTGACCCTTCAAAGAACACACCTTTGATAATCGAGGGAGCCTGACCCGCGAGATAATTGACTGGATTCGACATGTCTTATCTCCTTACTGAGCCAGAACCCAGTTTTTGCGCCTATCGACGCAGACGAAGTTGTAGATGTAATCCTTGTGGACACGGACCACACGGTGTTGATTCGGCACCTTCTCCGGGGCGTTTTCAACCGCCCACTGACCGGATAGCGTTGCGCATCCGAACGTGGACCAGTTGATCCCGTACACCGGGTTGGTGCTGGTGTTTGCATCCAACCACGGAACCGCGTTGACCTTGATCCGGCGCAGCGTAACCGCGCCGTCCTTGGAAGCAACGTCGTTGCCGAGGTTGTCGTTCTGGCCTTCCGCAATCTCTTCCATCGTGCGGACTACTTCGTAGGTCGTGTAAATCTTGACCTTTTCGCCGCTGCCCTTTTCGGCAGAAGGAAGGATGTTGACCGGGTTCTTGAAACTGGTTTTGTACATCGCCTTGCGAATCGCGCGGATCAGGTCCGCTTTCGTAATGGCCGTGTACGCACCGGCCCAAGGACGCCAACGGGTATAGGTGGCAGGAGCAATCCCGCCTACGCTTGTCGTGAACCCGGACGGGATACAGTTGTTGAACGTCGGAGTGCCGGTCGCCGTCGGCAGCCAATACCCTACGCCCCACGGGGTTTCGGTATCGGTGCTGGACGTGGGCTTGCCCCAGAAGTTGTCTTCCATGATCTCGTAGGTGGAGTAGTCGCAACCCGTGCGGCGAACCTTCACAAGGTCAAGGATACGGGCCGGGTCGCGGTTAATCGCTACCTCACCCACATCAAACTCGTAATGGTTCGTCGTGGCTCGCCACTCCACATCGCCCGTGGTGAGCATGTCGATGACGCCGCCCGTATCCGTACCAAACAGAAGGCCGGTATTCCTGGCGGTGCCAGCGTTCCGGTACATATAATTCAGCTTGATGCTTGTACCGGACTGTTCCTTGATCATTCCCTGTTTCTCAATCTCGGGGAGCGCAACGAAGTCTTGAAGGTCGGTCGCGTTGATAGTGACCTTGTTCTTGTTCAGGACTTCCAGAGTTGACGCTACGAGGTCGAGAACAGTGTCAGCCGTAATAGCAGGCATGTTTCCGTTTCCTCATTGCCTAGCGAATAAGGTCCATATTGCGCATGATCTGAGCAACCTCCGCTACCTCTTCCGCTTCCGAAATAGGCCCGGCAGACCCAGTGCTGCGTCCGGTAGGACGGGCAATGGTCTGGTTGTTTCGTCTCTGCACCTTCTGAACCAAATCGTTTGTCTTCTTCGTGGCGGCAATATCGCCAAACTCCGCCCGGAACGCCCGCGTATATATGTCCTTCGGTACAGGGACTCCACGGTTACGGTAGCTTTGCTCCAAGGCCGTTGCGCTGTGATACAGCGCCATTCTGGCTTGAAACTGATCTTCGCTTACCTCTCCGTATGACCCAGTACCAAATACGTTTGGAGCATCAAGGGCTTCGATATCCCGGTCAAACTGGGAGAAATGCGCTTGCATAATCTCTTGTTCGGCACGGGAATCGATGGTTTGCGTGGTTCCCTTGATTGACTCAATCTCTTCCCGAAGGGCTTTGTTGTCCTTCTGGATCTTATCGAAGAGCTTGATGATCTGCTCGTCGTACTCGTCGGGGTCAAGAGTGATGTCCGGTTCCTGGGCGGGTTGTTCGGGCGGGGGTGCAAATTGCCGTGCAGTCCGAATAACAGCGTCGATAGCCATGTCCAACGCCTTCGGACTACCAAATGCGAGGGCTTCATAACGGGAAATACCCACGCGCTCTGCGTCTGCAAGAAGCCTTTCATCGAAGACGGCTTGATCTTCGGTGGCTTTCGCAGGTGCCGTGTCGGAAACGGGAGCATCGACCGGCTTGTCTGGTACTGCATCCTCTTTCACGTCTGAAGAGGGTTCATTCAAAATCTGGTCTATCTTGTCGAGAGCAGACTGCTCTTCTTCCGGGGATAGGTTATCGGTTGGCGCTACAGGCTCAACAGGAGTGTCTACGGGTGCTGGCGTTGTTTCGTCTGTCATAGCGTTTTCCCCTTAACCGAGTCCTTGTAGTGGAATCCTAGATGCTTCATTAGCTTCTGTTTCTCTCTTGACCCCCGGAATGTCGCTGTGCCGTCCGGCGCGTAATCAACCCCCACTCCAAGCGCCTTGGCCTCAGCCCGTGCGTTTTCAACTTCTGTCGGATGCACTGACAACGCTTCTGATTCGATAGACTCGAAGCATTTCGCTGCCGGGATGTTCACGCGGGAGAACTGCTGCTTTGCCTTCTTCCCGCACACCGGACATTTAACTGAATCCTTCCGTTCTGATAATGAGAATACCTTATCAATAACGTGATTGTCAATACATCTGTACGTGAACGTAGCCATTTAACTCAACGCTCCCTTCATCTCTGACTCTTGAACTCCGCCGCCCATAAGGGTTTGCATCATAGCGTTGTCCCTTCCAGGACGGGTAGGCGCTGGTCTGTTTTCCCTTACATAATTACGGGTAGTAACGGGTGCTTTTGCGGGCGGTTCGCCCACTTGGCTTGTCTGCGGACCTACCGGCGCGGACATAGACACCACCAGATCAAACAACTCAGGCACATCGCTGTACTTACTCAAAAGCCTCGTGATACCCCGCATATCCAGCATAAGCCCTTGCTCGGACATCTGCTGCATCATCGGAACGTACACGGTTGCGATGAAGTTCATGATGGTGGCCAGTTTGGATTGTGGGGTACTATGCTGCATCGAGTAGGGTTCAATGTCGAAGTTGTACTTGATGAAGTCTTCCGACTTACCTTCCGGGTTGAACGTGGTAGGAATAGATAGGTCGGTTCCGGGCACCCGCTTGGTAAGAGGCATCTGAATCAGCGGGTCTGAAATTAGGTAGTAGGCAAGGTCTGATACGATGCTCTTGGTCCAGTCCATCACCGCATCTTGCATGTCCGCAATGGCCCTGCTGCTATTTTCGGCAAGCAACTTGTCCTGAGACGCCGTGCCCGACATAGCCGACAACCCGCCCATACTATCCAGATTCCCCGCTATCCATGAGTAGATGTCCTTCACGTTAATGGCGAAGGCGAGCGTCTGATTGTCGATACCTCCGAACCTGAACTCTTTCGCCCCTTCCGGGCTATCCATCATGATAGAATCGCCGTCGTTGTGCTGTGAGATACGGCTGGCGTCCTGTACCGCAGCGCTTCGATACCCCAAAAGCGTCTTTTGCCGCTTGGCTTGGTCTGACAGCTTGAGGTATATCTGATTGACCAGCTTGTGCAGGTCCAATAGCTTTGCCACGGGCGGGAGCGGCATGATGTTCTCTGGCACTTCCTGGAACTGGAGTAGTTTGTATGGGCCAAGTTCCGGGCCTTCCCATTCTACGGTGCGCATAGGCGGTTTTGTCTCGTTCATTGCGTCGAGGGTGACAATGATTCCAGCTTTTCCGTCTAATGGGAGCCACAAATCAAGTAGCTGTACCTGTGGCCGATAGGTTTTACTGTCGCTATCGGGCCATTGGGATAGTGATTCGCTGCGCTCCTGCCCTTCTTGGTCAATTACCCGGCGAACGTCGGTATCCATGTCGTCCGTGTTCTTGAACTGACCGGATTCCTGGACTTGTTTGTAGTCAGCAAGGTACAAATCACCGCAATACTGGAACTGTTCAACCCGTTTTGCGGTCATGTCGTGGACCCAATCGTCCAGACTTACCGCGTCCGCGAACGGTTGCCCTACATCGTGAGTAACCCCGCCAATTTCAACCGTCTTTGACTGGTTCAAACCTATTTTGTGGACCCCCATTCCGAACATAGCGTTCAACACGGAGGTTCTCAGACTCTTACCAAGACAGATATCAGAGATGAGTTTGTTACAGGCCAATTCATAGTTGGTTGCGAATGGTTTCAGGTCTGGGTATGCGGTAGTCACCAGCACTTTCGGCGCTCTGGCAACCAAGTTCCGCATGTAAATCTCGATGGTCAATGCCAACAGATTCACATACGTCTTTTGTACATCCATGAAATCGCCATAGTTGTTACCACAATAGAGCTTCAGTGCTGCCAACCTGTTCCTTCTGAAGGATTGAAGCTGTGTGCGAGAGTACCGGATGCTGTCCCACAACCTTTGCTGCATTTTGGGGCTTATCGTGTCCATGTCACCACCAATCGTTTCCTTGCCGCAAGGCTTTCGCCTGCCGTTGTTTGATACGCCACGCAAACGAACCTTCCGGAATTTCGGGTTCTTGAACCGCCGTCGGAAGTAGGTACTCTTTTGATCCCCTATACGCGAGGGCGTCCGCTATCACTCGGTCCCCGTGATTGTCACGCGCCCCGGTCGGGTCTTCAGTAGTCACGCTTCGAGAGTGAGCGATAGACCCGCTCGACAAGTGAACGTAATGCCTGCGCTCTTCAACCGCCTCGGCGCTACGGTTGATAAACTCTCCGGTACTTTCTGCCCGGCGCAGATCTCCAAGTAGTACGCGCTTGTTGTCTTTAGTCGTAAACCAACCAGGGAAGTCAGAGGCTTTCTTTCTTACGCTTCCATCGGACTGCTCTCGGTAGTAGATGTTCCTGTACCCGATCTCCAATACCTGCGCTCCAAATGCCCTGCCTGGACCATTGGCTTCCCAAATCAGATACGCTCCCATATCGTTCTTGCACTGGAACCACCTGCACAAGGCAACCGCAAAGCGTGCAAACTCATAGTCCTTGATGTTCGCGTTCGCGTATTCAGCCAGCTTTTCGCCCGTTTCCGCGTCAACAACAGAAAGCGTGCTATTACTGTTTCCAGAACCAACGCCGATGTCACATCCCGCAACATATGTCTTGTTTTTCGGAGGCTTACCATTCTCGTCCAGCCGAAACGTGTCCGAGGTCCACAGGCGCAACGCCCCATCTTCCCGTTCCAGAAACGCATTCGGTTTACAGGTAGTACTATCAAAGTCTATATCCCCTCTCATATCTGGAGGACGGACGTTCTTGCGCATCTGTACTTCGAGCAACGCCGGATCGAAGAACTGATACCCGGATGCTTCGTAATCAATATCAAGCTCTTTTGCTATCTCTCTCAGGTTTGCGGTGCGCAAACACTCATTATCGTACCAAGGGCTTCTCTTCTTCCCACTACTATCCCAATACAACCCCGCCGCTTTCTCCGGGTGCAGCGCCCAATGTAGCGTCAACAGCTTCATCGGTGTTGCCTTGTCCGCGGCCTTCTGTCTTATATCGAAGTAGGCGTTCCCTGTGCCCTCAGGCGTGCTATTGAATATCCGGCACTTAGTATTGTCGCGGGTAGCCTCAAGAACCTTGTATCCTTCATCCACCTTGGCAAACTCGTCCAACAAAATAGCCGTACGCCGTCCACCGACACCAACGTCACCAGTCGTGCTTTCCCCGTCTATCGTTGACTGGTTCTCATTGTTGTGTAGGTGCATGTTGTTTCGGGTAAGGTCGGGAATCATCCAGCCAGGAAGATGCTTTTGAAGGAAGTCCACTTTCCAAAACAGTGAGTCTGGGTCGCCGCTCTTGTCTACCAAGTCAGCCTTGCGCGACACCATCATGAAAGACTGGTACTTTCTGAATCTCCACCTCCAATAGAACACAGACAAACACATCCAGGACGCACCCATGTCGCGAGACTTCTCCATTACGATATCGTTACCGTTTTGAATGTAGTCGTTGATGTCTATAAGTACGCCGTCTTGGAATCCGTATGTAATGAACGGGACAACTGGGTTGTTGGTTCTACGCGGGTCATATGTCCAGCCGAACGCGTTCAGGAAGAAAAGCAGGTCACGGCTACATAGGGTGTATAGTTCCTTCTGCCTGTCCTGGGACGTTCTTGCTTGATGGATGTACTGTCTACGAAGCTCAAGGTTTTTCATGAGGTCTTTGCCTCCCTCCGCACAGAACCGCTCGTAGATTTCATTGGGCATCTGTTGCGCCCACAATCACCCGGTCAATCAACTCTTCGATGTCCCGCCCATCATCCTCAAGCCGCTGGCTCTTGTTCGTCTCGGACTGGGTAGGCAGGAAGTTCTTGAACAACTGGTAGAAGTAGTTCTTCTCCAACCGCGCCCACTGGAGCAGGCTAAGGGCACCCGATGACGGGGCAGTTTCCCAGTTGGGCTCCTTCAGCGCAAGGTTGAGATGTACCCACTGGACATCTTGTCTTGGTGTAAACTTTTGGTTACTTCTGTAGAACTCAAGGATTTCGTCGGGGATTCTAAGTGTGGCCTGTTCCGCGCTGCCTTTTTTGAGAGTAAGTAGAGTCTTGGCGTTCCGCGCTACCCCAACTTCTTCTTCTGGACAGGTCTGGATATCGTTGTCTGGAACTTGGTCAAAAACAATAGGAGGTGTGCCTTCGGGTGGAAACTCCCTGGCTGCGGCTATCCAACTCGATTCCCGGCCCAACCCCGCATTTTCAAGCTGCACCCGTCGAGCCAAAAACCGATGCCACCGGCCCTCTGTGCGCAGCCGGGCAGCTATTTGCTTTGCGGTCTCCCCGTTAACGTTGCTTTCTGAAAGCATGCTTACTCCTCGCGTTAATGATAATACGATATCATTTAGAAAGCAACTGCCCTCCGTTGACTATCCACCTAATCAGTGATACCCTGGCTTTGTGAGAGTAAGAGCCAACACACCAACTTTCCCCTGGGGCAGGTGCTTTCCCTCCACGAAAGCCTTGCTCTCACAAAGTCTGCCCCAGGGGATTTTCGCTTTTTAAGGAGATCAACCATATGACTCCACGCGAAGCCATCCGCGCCTACTGCCGCATGTGCGTCTGTGACCAGTACTCCGAAATCGACTCCTGCACCGCCGTAGACGGCACCGGCCCCAAAACCTGCTCCCTCTGGCCATACCGCCACGGCTCAGGCTACGATTCCTCAAAATCCTACACCAAACGTACTCCACTTAAAGCCATCAAACAAGAATGCCTCAACTGCCAAGGCGGCTCAAGAGAAGGAGTAATGGACTGTCCTTCCATTGATTGCCCAGCCTACAAATTCCGATTAGGTAAGAATCCTGCACGAAAAGGCATGGGACACCCCAACCTAGAATCACTTAAAGTGGCACGTGAGTGCAGAAAAAGAAACCTAGAAGGCACTAATATACCAAAGGTAGAGTCTTTGGACTATACCACGCAACACAGAAGCTCCTAGATCCTAAAAAGGATGAATTCCAATGAACTGGCTCGACTACAATATCCACTGCCAAAAATGCTCCTCATATGCCGTCGTTATGCCAGTAAACTCAAAAACAGAACCAACCTTCTGCCCATTCTGCGGTAAACGCATCAATACCACCATAAATGCTAATTCTGCGGGGGATCCAGATCGTGGGAAAAAGGGCTAAGTACCTACTCCAGCGGGGGCCGGGGTGGGGGGGACGGTAACAAATCCTGGCCGTGGGTCCCCCGCAACCCCTTGTATTCCATGGCCTTGGGCGTGGCTTGCGCAGCCTCAATCACTGCCTAATCAGGCCCTAATACACCCAAATTAGTACCAGGCCAAACACTCTAACTCAATACAACTCAACCCCTTAACACCCAACACCTAACACTGTGCTGGCCTATCCCCTCCCCTCAGGCATTGTCGCTACCGAACGTCTATCTGTAAACCATAGGCTTTTGGAAGACAAAGAGTTACATTCTCTTTGATGTTGGAACGGAAGAGAAGTCAGATAGAATACAAGTTACCTCATGTCCTGCATGTAAGTGTTTATCTTTATTGGTGTTACGTTCTGATACATTTTGTGAGTGTGGTGTGTGGCTTGAGTTGTGTGGGTATGGTTTAAGATTAAGAGTAGACTCTTTGAGTCTACAAGACTATCCTATCCCCCCTATAGTCCCCCCTTTCCTTCCGTGGGTTGTTTGGGGTGGGCCGGTATTGGCAGTTTTGGGTAGTTTTGAGTTTTGGGGTATTGGGCCTGGAGTTGATTGGTGTTTGGTGGCTGATTGTAAGGTATAGGTGACAGGTGACAGAAATTGGGCACTAAAATTTGACGAACTGACAGATATTTGACAGTATGGGGTTTAGTGAAGTTAGATAAGTGGTTATAGTATATAGAAGTGGTATTCGGCACGGTTCGTGCGTATAGGTTTATGAGTGGTTGCGTAGAGTTTGGTAGGATAGTTAAACAACGGAGGGTGTAGGCAATGACACTCAAGCAGATTGAACGAGCGTACAGAAATCTTTGGGAACGATGCACGCGGCATGACGGATACCAGATGTTCGGGTATGACATGCGCACCATCCGGCTGTCTAATCCCGGCTTTGCGGCCGGTATTGACAGACTCAAGGCGATGTATCGTGACGCAGAGGACGCGGACTACGCCTTGCAGATGCGCTAATCCCTTGCGCCTTGCGCTCCCTGGAGTGCTCGGCAGAACGGATTAGGCGAACAACGGAGGGGGTATGATGACAGGCGAAGAGGAATTCGAGCGAATTGACCATGCAATCAGGCAACCCGATATCTGGGCGACAATGCCTCAGGCGGTTGTGTGCGTGGTTGTGATGGTTTTGGCAATTGTGATGTTTTGGGACGAAAACTAGAAAGGGTAGAGACATGAAAGCGATCAAAACAAAATATCATGGACCAACCAATTTTCGGGGGAGCAGAATTTGTGCATCTGACGGGGACCGGAATCGTGTTTACATCGGGGTTAACAATGAACTCGATTCTGAGGACAACCACGTGAACGCAGCAAAGGCCTTGTGCAAGAAGATGAACTGGCACGGGAACCTTGTGCGTGGTAGTCTCCCCGACTGTGACGTATTCGTGTTTGTGGGGAACCACAAGGGCGATATAGGCCCCGATACCTTCATCGAGGTCTAACCTAGCCTCTGGCGCATTCTACGGGGTGCGCCACGGAGTAGGTTAACAAACGGAGGGTAGACACATGACGTATCAGCAACGAATGGGACAGCTTACGAGCCTGCAAGAGTGGCTTGAATTGCCACTGTATTGGGGATCTGGATACCCCATTGACAGGCCGCATATCCTCGCGGTTGCGCGGTATTTCTCGGTAGACGTTTGGATTTATCCCGAGGGCGACAATGGGCTACAGGGTATGCAATTGGCTCCCACTGACCCGTGTTTCCGCCCGTGCATCCACATGGTATTTTAACCATGCGCACCTTCCTGGAATCAATCCTGGCGTTTGCCCTCGGGGCCGTGCTCTGGGGGTTCTGGTATTGGACAGTGGTGAATTACTGAACACAAGCGGGGACAAGCATTATGATTATTGACAAGCGCGAGTATTACACAACAGCAAAGAGCGTGGCGATCAATGCCTATTGTTCTATCAAAGACTGCGCCAAACGCGGGGATGTCTGGTATTTTCTGTGTAACTTTGGATACCGGGATGTCTGGACGCCGGAACATGAATTGACTGGGTTCCAACGATGAACTACCGACACTTTATCCAAACGGATGTATGCAAGTGCGGCGCGAAACGCCAGACGAACCGCAACGGGAGCCACGTCGAGCGCGGCCAGTGGACATCGTAGCCTTGCCGGCAGGGCTCTACGGAGCCCCTCCGAGAATGCTACACAACAAATGGAGGGAAAACAAATGAGTAAAGTCTTTGATTACTGTGAAGAGCATGCCGCGGAAATGACTCCGGCGCAACGGTACATGGCCGCACACCAAGATAACCGCGGTAATCTCGTTGGCGTTGGGCGTGCCGTTGGCGTGCAAGAGGAATGGCCCGCTGTGTGGCGCAACGGGCAGCCATACGTCATTGACAAGTGCGGGTATGAACATTCTGCGGTTATCAGAAGCGTGCACGGGCCTGTATGAAAAACCGCATCGCCACATTCAAAACGCTTCATGCACAACTGTTAGAAAAAGGGGGGATTAACACGGGAGATTTCCGTTTTGATTGCGGTTTTATGGCGTGCGCAATTTGGGTAGAAATATTGGCAAACGCCAAAACCAAAGAGGAATACAATGAAATACTCAAATGGCATCTGTAAACAAGCGGGGACAGCCCGCGGGAAAATAGATAAAGTGAAACCCCATGCCTAACGCAATAGCTTACCTCCGGGTGTCCACCTCCGGCCAAGTGCAGACAGGGGCGTCTCTGGAGGCTCAGAAAGAGGCCATAGAGGGGTGGTGCCGTATCAATGGGTACACTCTAATCGACACATACGAGGATGCTGGAGTATCCGGCAAGAACGTTAAGGGCCGTCCAGGGTTTCGTATGGCCCTGGACGCTACCTGCGTGCAAGAGGGGACAGCCCTCGTCGTGTACAGCCTATCGCGGGCCGCACGGAGCATCAGAGACTTGGTTCAGACGGTAGACAGGTTACAGGCCGCCCAATGCCGGTTCGTGAGCCTCACGGAATCGTTTGACTTACACACTGCCACGGGCAAACTACTCCTGCACGTCCTTGGCGCTATCAGTGAGTTTGAACGGGACATTGCCCGTGAGCGCACTGCGGCAGTCCTGGATATGAAGAGGGCAAGAGGGGAAGTGCTTGGCCGCATCCCTTACGGCTACATGCGGGACGGGAAGCATATCGAGAAGTGTCCTCGTGAACAGAGAGTCATCTCAGAGATAAAGGAGATGCGTGAAGCCGGGTGGGAACTACAACGGATCGCGCAGGAGTTGGAGGATCGGCAGATACCGAACCGGGTAGGCCACTGCAAGTGGCGGCTCACGAGCATCAACAACCTGCTCAATAGGGAGGACATAGAAACATGAGTGATTTTAAGTATTGCAAGCATTGCGGAAGGCAGATGACAATGGACTGGGGAGAAGTTGCGTTTTTTGGGACTTTCGTGTTTGCCGGAGGGAGCATCTTGCTGATGTCCTGGTTGATACTCATGAAAGAGATGATTTGCTACTTCATGGGATGGGGCCACTGGATCTGAGGAGGGTAGGGGCGTGATGGAAGACATTTATCAGGTAACAATTACCTTTGCGTGTCCCCAAAAAGAGAGGTATAGGGAAGTTGTGTCTATTTTAGATGGACTTGCTGATGTGATCAGGCAAGACAAGACACTGTTTGTCGGGGTGGTAGACACTCACAAGGGCAGCAAGGCCGCTATTTGTAAAGGTAGAAGGCGAAAACAACCTATTGGGTAAGCCCAAATCCCTTACCCAAACCGAGATCGCGGCTCCTGGGGCATCCTGGGGGCCGCGATTTGGTGTTACTGGGGGCAAGTGGGGACAAAAGGGCTAGTCTGGGATGTGGGCGACAGCATCTCCATCTTTGTGCGTGACGTTTGCGGGTGCCTTGATGATGATTTCCTCGTCCGTGTTAGAAGTGATGGTGACTTTCTGCCCTGGTTTCAGGTAGGGCAAGTCAACAGTGATGGGATTGGTAAGCTTCTCCACCACGTATTCTAGCGGCTCTTTGACTACCACGCAGGCTTCATCTGTACCCTCAATCAATGTATTGTCAGCACATTCGGGGTCACGACCCACCGCAAACACAAACTCTGGATTCACGTATACTGGCGATCTATTTTCTGCGGTCAGCTTAACGAGTCGCATGGCTCCTCCTTTTAGTTTCTCCTTGGGTCCTGGCGAGGTACACAGGTAGGCCAATTCAATGCCTTCGCTTCTTCTGGTGACAATTTGCGGGCGTTCTCAAACTCCCGCATGATAGGGATGTTTGGAATTTCAGGTAGGCGGCCTATGCGTTCCAGCCACTCATTGAACTCCGAGTCCTTCATTCCGGCCACCTCCAGTCCTCCGGTATTGCATCGACGCCAGCGAACAACTTGCCGCCGGTCATGGCGTCGATGGTTTCGATGCACTTATATCCGTAGTCCCTGACAAGCATAGCCCTTTCGCCTCCTAGAGTGATTGGTGCCCCTAAGCGCCTGAACAACTCCGCGTAGAACGTCTCGCGTTTCATGCGTTCCCCCTCCGTTCCCCGTCCAGCCACTCGGCCCAAAACTCAAGGTCCGCGTCCGTGAATGCGTAGTTCATGGCGTCACCTCTGGCGCTGGCTCAATCGTCATTGACCATTTGTAGTGTGTGGCAAGCGCATAGACTACAGCCTTGGCCTCTTCTTCGCTGAGGCTGATGCACTGGAAAGCCGACCCGTTGTGTGTGACGCCAAGACTGCATTCGCCTTTCGGGGCGTACGGATCGCCGGCCATACTGCCGCGAGTCTGTTGGACCTCCACGGCGAAATGCTTTGCGCGATAATCAAGACAACTCTTTGCAAGTTCTTCATCTGTTACAATAGTAGGCATCATGGCGTCACCTCCGGCGCTAGCTCGTAAGTGACAACCGGCGCGCCTAACTCGAAGCGGATGGTCACCGGCAGCGTCTCTACGCGCGTTGAACCGTCACTGCCCCGCGACTCGAACCGCAGCACGCCGCCGCTAAACGATACGGGCTGAGGCGTGCCGTAGGTCGGCGGAGGCACAGGCTCAGGGTCTGTGTCGCCAGGGTCAACGGGGTCCGGCGTGGACGGCACTACTATCTCTTTGCCACGTACCGCGTACACGTCGTCTACGTAGATCTTGGGATAGCCGACCACCGCGTCGCTCACAGTGATGACTGATTCAAAACGCCACCACTTGACGGCCTTGAGCGCCACATTGGCCGCTGCAATGTCAGCTATCTTGAGGCGCACTAGAGTCCAGTCGTGGCCCACGAGCGCATTTGCAGTCTGTGTTTTGACGGCCTTTCCAAGAGGTATATCCCATCCACTTCCTGTAATCCGCACAGGCTGGAGCGGCGGAGCGGACTCATGCTCGACGCGTAGCCAGAACCAGACCTCATCGTAGTCCGAGATGTCTACAGGCACGTTGATTGTGGTCAACGTGCGGTTGAATTTGTCCGTCTGCCCCATGCCACACCATGCACCATCATGGGATGATGCAACCGCAGTCAGGTACTCACCGGCCAAAGATTCCTCTCCGTTCCACAAGAGCGTGGACGTGAGCACCTCGTACGAGTCTGTTGACTCCGGTTGGTACGCGGCTAGCTCGGTTTGGGCGAGCACGGTGTCAAAAATGAGCGGTGTCGCAATTAATAGCCAAAGGCAAGTTCCCGCAGTAATGAAGGACGTTGCAATGTATCTCATCAGTCAGTCTCCTTTTGCTCTGTTTCGGAATATCGCTGCAAAGACATGTGCTACCGCAAACCACCATGCGACAAGCACTAGGTTGTCTGAAATCTCAACTGCCGCTTCTGGCCATGTCATGCCTCAGTCTCCTTTAGCTTCTAAACCGTTCATAAAACTTATCAAGCTCAGCCTTCAACCTCGCGATGCGTTCGTTTAGCCTTTGGATTTCCTTGTCATTGCCCTTCTTGATTGCATCGTGTAGACTTGCCGATCCAATGACAATGTCGCCGGTGAACTTTCGTGTAGCATCTACAAACGGTTGTAGCTTGCCCTCCAGTTCCGCGATGCGCTTTCGCAGTTCTTCGTTCTCGACAACTACATCGTCGGTAGTTTTCAATCCCATGCGTGAGCGCCACTTCTGTCGGTCGTTATTGGCCTCCAGTTCGCTGGCCTTGGCTTCCTCTTTGCTTAGTCCAACATACCGTTTCATGCCTCAGTCTCCTTTGGTTTAACAGTCCCCGTCCGGTATGTCCATATTGGCTACTTCATCAAATAGATCCTCAATTGCAATAGGTTCGTTGGAGGCTACGTATACTGGCGGTGTCGGCAATATGCCTACGAGGTTCTCGTCCGATCCTGTGAGGTCGTGCAGGTTCTCGGTGATTGCCCGCTCAACATCGGGATTGGGATCGATACACTCCAATATTGCGGTGAGATTTGACATGCCACTCCATGATGGCGGGTCTTCCGTTGGAACAGTCACTGGCGGTTTGTAATGCGCAAGTTCTGCCTCCAATTCCGCGATCTTTCCCTTGAGTTGCTCGTTCAGTACAGAACCAATGTTTATGGTTCCTTCCAACTCCTTGATTGTAAAACGAAGCCTGTCAATCTCGCCGCAGTTGTACTTGCTGTGGAGCGCATCGCCAGCAGGTTTGTTATAGAGCGCCTTACTTGCTAACGTGCGTAGTTCATCGCTCCCAACGCAGTTTTCACATGAGTTGCTGATGGCTCCCAATGCGCTCTCAAACCGATTATGCTCTGCCTCCAGTTCCGCGATCTTATCCTCCGCGTTGCTGAGTTTTGTGTTCAGTTCAGTTCGCTCACGTAGGTAGATTGCAACCTGTGCATCGGCAGGACGTGCCTCCAACTCCGCGATGCGCTGATTCTGTTGCTCGATGGTGGCGTTTGCTTCAGAGAGTCCGTCGTAAAGCGTGGCGACCTCCAAGCCTTCAATCAAGGCAAGATTGACTTTGGCGAGAGCACGTCTTTGCTTATCAAACCGATCTTTCTCCGCCTTGACCTCTACAATCGCGGCTATGCACGGATGCCAATAAATTGATCCCTCTCGTGGCGGGTTGCCTTCGATAGCCGATGCGATGCCAGACAGTTGATCGGCGATCCGCTCGTTGGCTTGTTTGATTGAAGCGCACTCCGCGCGGGCCTCGTTCCATGCCTTCACCGCGCAGTCGTGGGCGACGGACGCCGCGTTGTATTGCTCGCGCAGCCGCTCAATTTCATCATTGAGGCTCACGGCGCGCGCATTCTTTCTGTCGTGCGCATCATGGAGGGTATTTACCTCCGCGCTCAGCCGTTCGATCTCCTTCACCGCGCACTCGTGGTGCGACTGCCAACAGCCGTCGTAGTGACTCGACTGCGAAGCGTTGCGCCGGTCGCGCTCGTCCAAGGCGTCGATAGCTTGAGCTATTGCATTAAGGGTGTAACCCTTTACCGTATACGATAAGTTGCGAAGAGTATCCTGCGGTGTTTGCTCGCTCATAGCTCCTCCTTCAATCGAGCAACTTTGATTGCCCGCTTTTCTTGTGTCGCTGTTTGTTTAACAAAAAGCATCAGAGAGTTCCTTGTCTGCTGCCATGCAATGAACCTGCCAGGGATTGTGATGACTGCACAGTGTCCATCGGGCGGCAAGTCACGGCGCTTCGTCATGCATGACCTCGTATGTGATGCGTAGAGCACGCACGAAGGCTGTGAACTCTTTTCCGCGCCAGTCAAACCAATAGCGTGGCGTTTTGTAGATTTGACCGTCCAGCGTCACCACTTTCCCTTTGTGCGATTGCGACACGCACCAGTAAGTGATCGGCTTGCTCTTCTGCTCACTCATGGTCGGTTGCCTCCTTCGGCTCCAGTGCGGCGATGGTTGAATCTGCTTCACCAAGTGCAAGCGTCTGATTGCGGTTCTTTTTCAATAGCCTCAGTGCGGTCAGCACGTTCGGGTCCGCGTGCTTGGCGCACAGGTTCTCTTCGCCGATACGTATGACCGCGTCTTGTTTACATGGCAGAAGCCCGGCTATTCTCTCGCGCGTTGTGTAATGTTGACACTTAGCCATTGCCCTGCTCCTCTGCTCTCCCAATAAGCACCCCAAGGGTCTGTATTTCCCATTCTTCGAGAATGACCGTGTCACCCATTTCCCTGCTCCTCTGGCGCGCGGTACTTCACGTCTACCGAAATGTCATCGCCGTGCGCTGGGTCTATGCCTACATACATATCCGCAGGCGGGCGGTACTGGCGGTCGGCCTCGTCAGCGATGAATAGAGCATTTGCTACAATGTCCACAAGAATTCCTTCGTGGAATGAAAGCCCAGTCAGCGCCGCGAGGAACGCCTGCCAGTGGCGCTGGTTCCGTTCCAGCCGTTTCGTGGCTTCTATCCAGGTGTCAGGGGCCGGTTCCGTGGGCGCTTTTGTTTCATCTTTGTTAAATGGTTTCTCTTGTACAAAGACACCAGGGCTTATCTCTTTGCTCATATCTTCCTCCAAGCAGCCCGGCCACGGGGTTCGAGGCTCGCAACCGGGCCACTCGTTTGTAGCGCCTTAGCTACCGATGCCTGAGGCACTAGTTGCCCTCACGTTGGGCAAAAGCTATTCCGTCGGTGAGAAATCAGCGTAATAGTATTTCCCGACCTCAAACTGTGCCAACGCTGGAGGATTGTCGATAGCCATCTCCAAATTGCCCCATGGTGTTGCTTTGGTGAACCGCCGATTTTCCTCGGTAGTTTCGTCGTAGATCGTTCCCATCCTGATTACATTCTCTTCGATGCTTTCAACTCGGAATTTTGCACGAACCATCTCAAATCTCCTTGTCTGTTAAAAGGACTCCAAGTGCAAAGCGATTTCGCTCAGTGCGGAATCTACCTCTACCTGTGAGTCGGCAGAGTCTATCGCTTCCAATAATTCATTGGCTTTGTCGCGTTCCAACTGAAGGCGATCAATGGCGATCAATGCCTCAAATCCCTTTTGGCGCGCCTCGTCCCATCGTGACTGCAACTCAGGGAAGGAATACTCCGCTGTGGGCCAATGTTGCGGGTCTCCAAGAATCTTTGCTGCATCTTCGTTTGTCATCTTCGCTCCATTTCGCAGGGGGCGCTATTGCCGCGACAGGCGGCAAACTTAATCTTCAAATTCGCAGGGGATTGGACCGTGCAACTCAAAATCGCAATCATCACACAACTCGTCGTGAAGCGCGGGCTCATCGCAAATGAACTTCCCGCAACGGCAGCAGTATGTCCATTCATCTTCTGGATCGTCTGGTTCAATTGGCATAATCACCTCGGCGCTATTGCCGCTACAGGTGGCAAAACTTGGCGCAGCGTCAGGAGTCGAACCTGATCGGTAGCTAGCCGTTTTAGTCGGGATGTTCCTGCCCGAGCCGTGGATTGCCTCGCCACGACGCGCTGCATAGATTCAAATGGCGCTATTTCTCCGCAACGGGCGGAGAAAGTTTATGTACCCATCCGCAGACGATGCACCACCATTTCCCGCGATCCCACGATGCTTGGTATCCACAAATTGGGCAGTTCATACCTGATCCTTCACTGCGGCGATTGCGCGGATGACATCGTCTAAAAAGTACGGGCCCTCATTTTCTTCGATGAAATACACAGCCTTCCATACCTCCTGCACTAGCATCCACACGGCCCGCTCTCGTGGCGTCAGGTGCGCCTCGCAGTGGCCCCACAACACCGTAGGTTCATTGCACTCGATTCCGGGTTCCACAATCTCTCCGCACTGTCCCATCATTCCTCCTTTGAGCCAGCCCCGCCGCCGCAGTCGTGTTACGTCCAACACTGGAAAGCGAAACATTAAGCCACGTCGTTGGCCTCTGCACGCGGCGGGGACTGGCGCTTGGTGGACCTTGCCCCGAGGCTCTGTCGCCAAAGCCAAGATTACTGCTGGGCAAGTGCCACACCGAAAAGATGGTGGCGGGGCTCAACTCTGATCGGCACGAGGGCCATGAGCTCATGGCTGAGAGTACATTTAACCTCTGCGTTGCCGCTGTACCGCCCCTCGCGGGCCGCCACCAAAACCGATTCAACTGTAGATGCTCACGGGCCGGGCGCTACTCCGGCTAATGTCTCAGTAACACCAAGGGGCCGAAACCCGTGCGAGGTTGGATTTGAACCAACAGGCATCCCAGACTCGTCGTTCTTATGGTTTGACGGTATCTGCCGATATGGATTTCGCCATACTGCCCATCCACCCCAATCGAGACTTATGGTGATTCAGCGTGTCTGCGCTGTCTTTCGACTTTCCACGCCGCCGTGAGCAAAATTCAACTGTTAAGCAATACTTGATAGTTCAACTCTCGCCACCTGTCAAGGATTCCTTGACAACTCAACTATTCGGAAACTCCGAATGGTTCAATCAATACCCCTCAGTGACTTGCCTTGTAATGTCAATCGCTCGAAGTTTCTCATTCTGTCAAACAACGGCAGTGCGATTTGCCTGTCGGTTCCTTCTGTCTTTAGCCACCGATCTTTCATTGTCTCAGCGGACACGTTACCGGTGATGATCGATTTCTTTTGTTCGCTTGATCGAATATCAATCATTCGCCACAACGCAACCATCGCATCGATGCGCCATTCGGGTTTGTCGATATCGTCAATCATAATTACGTCAGCCTGTTCAACATCCCTCCGCTGCTTCTCCCCTTCGCGGTATACCCACTCAACAAAATCGACCGACGACACCTCGTACACAGTCAGACCCTGGTCTAGTGCCCAATTGAGAAGGCA